GACAAAGACTTTGTACAAATCTGGGACATAACATCATCATGTAAGTTTGCCAAACGGCATCTTACACAGCGTAAGAATTTTTATAGAGAGGCTAATTATCCATTTGACCTTGAGCGAGTAAATTATATATAATAACACTATGAGCAGAATACTAAACCTAGAAACCAACAGGTCTTATGACCTAAACGAAATCCCCGACGAAGTTGAAGATTTGAGATTTTGTGTATTAGATAATTCAGATCCCAAAAACCCAGATTATTTTTTTATACCTTTGATCTTTCTAGAAAGTTTTAATTCACCGGCCTTGGTACTGCGTGTAGGTGAGCACACAGTAAAAATGCCTGTGGATTGGCAGTTGTTGATTGGGGAGACTGATCTAGGTGATCTCGAAGTAGTACCATTGACATCAATCAATGATCGCGGATTCTCGGCCTTTTGTTTTAATCCAATCGGCAGTTACAGACCCGAATTCCACACTGTGGAAATCATTGACATTTACCAAGATGTTAAATGGTATTTTCCTAAACTCAAGCCCGGCCAAATTTTGGCGGTGCCAATTGAAACCGAAACCGACAATCCATTGTGTGCATACTTTGTCAAAGATATCAGCAGAGTCAGCGAAGTCATTGATTTTGGAAAGGCTTGGTAATGTCAGACAAACTGTCTATTCAAAATGAGATGAAGGCATTCGATTCAAAGGATCGAGAATTTTACAACAGTCTCACTGAGGAAGAACAACGAAAGTTTAGTACTTTTTTGATGATGAAGTATGGGGGCAATGTAGAAGGCAGTGCCGACATGCAAGAATGGTATCTCAGAGCCCACAACGAAAGAGTAAACCAACATTTTTTTGATCTAAACAAACACCCAAATCTACAGTGGTTATTGTGTACCACAGTAAGCCCAGGCATGGGTAATCAACGTCATTATTGGTTGAATTCCAAGAAAAAAGAATCCGACAGTCGGGCAATAAAGTTTTTAGAGAGTCAGTTTCCGCATTTGGATTCTTACGAATTAGAACTGTTGGCACAGATTAATAGTCGAGATCAACTGCGTGACATGGCACGTGGCCTAGGCTGGGACGAAAAAAGAATTAAAAATGAGTTATGAATGTCGATATTGCCATAAAAAGTTTGTCAAGGAAACCACATTAACCAGTCATGTCTGTGAAAGAAAACGACGCTTTCAGCAAGAAAAAGAAATCGGAGTACAATGGGGTTTTCGTGCTTATTTGATGTTTTATGAGTTCACACAATCCGGCAAATCAAAGACCTATGAACAATTTGTAGATAGTTCTTATTATATTGCTTTTGTGCGTTTTGGTAGATACTGTCACAGTATTCATTGTATCAATCTTGCTAATTTCACTCAGTGGTTATTGAAAAACAATCGTCGATTAGATCATTGGTGCACGGATGCTAACTATTCAGAATGGCTTTTCGATTACATACGTAGGGAATCAGTCAAAGATGCATTAGAACGAAGTCTAGAAAGCATGGTTGAGTATGCACATGAGCATCCAGAATTACGCAATGGATATCGAGACTATTTTCGATTAGTACATGAAAACCGTATTTGTTATTACTTGACCACTGGTAGACTCAGCCCATGGGTGGTTTATAATTGTGATACAGGTAAAGAATTTTTAGCGCGACTCAATGAAGACCAAGTGGCCTCAGTTGCACACATAATTGATCCGGATTTTTGGAGATCAAAGTTTCGTGACTTGCCCGACGACGTTGAATTTAGTTGCAGAATATTAGCATTGGCAGGACTATGAAATTTACCAGTGATGTTGACATCGATTTCGCAGATCGAGACCTAATTTTGAAATTAATCAAGCATGTTCCTGCGGTGATTGTGAATCAAGATAAAACTGTAAAACACAATACCGGAGTCTATGTCACCGAAATTCCCACTGATCCAAGAACCGGCCACAGTGCTATTGATTATCGTCAAGCAGAATCCCGCGGATATGTTAAATTGGACTTTCTTAATGTTTCAGTCTATGGTTTGGTCTCTAGTCAAGAACATCTAAGTCAATTGATTCAACAGCAACCACCTTGGCACAAACTCTATGATCAATCGTTCTGTGAGCAGTTAATACACATTGGCAATCATTATAACACATTATTACGCATGCCAGAACCTGTGGATAGTATTCCTCGGTTGGCCATGTTTTTGGCACTGATTCGGCCAGGTAAAAAACATCTAATAGGTCAAGACTGGAAATCGGTAGCAGCAAAGGTCTGGGTCAAGCCCGACGATGATTCTTATTATTTCAAGAAAAGCCACAGTGTGGCCTATGCCCAACTAGTGGCAGTGCATATGAATCTATTGAACCTTGCGAATCAAGGTAATTGACCGACGTTTTGACCTTTTAGCACTCATGTCTTTGAGATTTATATGTGGACCAACTCGTATGTCCACGTCTTTGCTGTTCATGGTTTTAACACAAAACTTGAACTCAGCCCATTCTTGTTTTAGAAAAACATTGATGGGTATCATTCTATTACTTTCCCACCACCATTGTTCCCCAAGATCTAAGAATTTTTTCTTTTGATCACTGCTTTTTAAACTACCAAAATCATAGATAGTGGTAATTTGTTCGTCGGAATTTTGTATGATTCCGATGTATTCGTTGCCACCGTAAATAAGGTATGTAATAAAAGGGTATTGACTTAACAGGTACTTAATTTCTTCCACGTTGCAATAAATAGTAAAATAATGGTCACAGTCCAAACATATTTATATCCACAAATTGTCCAAGTTCAATTTTGGGACCCTACGATTTTTACTACAAGGAACAATGAAGTGTATGCTAAACCGGTAAAGGTGTTCAAAGGGATTGATAATCCTATTCAGGTCCGAGTTCGAAACCAGGACCAACGCAATGTCAACATGTTGGGTAAAATCATGCAAGTTGACATACAAGATCCGTTAAACCAATTAACAGCATATTCATCGATTGTGACTTGGGCAGACCAAACCAAGGGGTTTGGGCAATTTGTGATCACTAGAGAAATGTTGGATTCATTGGATCAACGACAGTATAAATTAACATTTAGAACTGTAGATCCAGATAGTCTAGCAGAAAGACCGATGTTTGTTGATGATAACTATGGAGTTCCATTGGATCTGATTGTGCTCCCTGCTTACTATTCTGACATGCCGCCTCAAGAAGGCGAAACCGATGATTTCTTAACGATTGATGGTGGGAATATATAATGACAATTAATAACCAAGTATTAAACTTAAAAGCAAGACAAATACTACTTAAAAGTGGCAATGGTGCTCAAGTCAGTACCTATGTAGGACCAGTGGGGGAAATAATTCTTGACACATCGTTGTCAACACTGAGAATACATGATGGTCAAACTGTTGGTGGTGTTGTGGTTCCCACTGAAGAAATGGTAAATGATTTCGCCAACAACTATTCTAAATTATACGGAAACCTTTACGTAACTCAAGCAGTGACACCGTATGTGGGATTATTTAATAACATCAACGTATCGATTGCTGCTCTTAACAGTGGCTTGTCTAATGTAATTGGAAATATTGCCAACGTTGATCTAAGAAGTCTAGAAGCAATTTGGAAGTCATTGAACTTTGATTCAAATTTTGCCAATGTGGTTAATACCAGAATCAATGGTGTTCAAGCCAATGTAATCATTGAGCAAACTCGTGCCAGTTTAGCCGAAGCAGGCCTAAGTGCAAGTTTGGCCACAGAATCACAGGTAAGAGCCAACAGTGATGCTGCCATTAATGTTTCCATTGCAACAACTAATGCAGCATTGGCTTCGGAAATTGCAGCAAGATCGGCTGCTGATGTCGTACTAACCAATATGGTCGCCAATGTTCAAGCCAACTTGAATGCTGAAGCCACCATGCGATCATTATCCGACGCGGATTTGCAGGCCAACATCAACGCTGAACAATCAGCAAGAGTACAAGGCAACATTGATCTACACAATGTGCTACAGGCTAATATCAACGCTGAATCAGCAGCAAGAGTACAAGGCAACATTGACCTACATAATGTACTACAGGCCAACATTAATGCTGAACGATCAGCAAGAGTACAAGGCAACATTGATCTACACAATGTGCTACAGGCCAACATTATAACAGAACAAACAGCAAGAATATTAGAAATTGCATCA